TGATGAAGTTTATGGAAAATTTATTGATGATAATGTACCAACTAGGTGTATTGTAAATCCAGGTTGGGCTAGCCAGGTTAAAGAATTTCAAATCTTTTGTGATAATCATAAAGAAAAATATAAGGCTAAAGAAATTATGAAAATAATTAATAAGGACTTATATAAATTGAAATTACCTAAAGTTAGGGAAATAATTCCAGAGGATTGTTTTCATGTTCCAGTAAATCCAGATTCAGCAGTAGGTTTTATACCTGAATGTTTTTTTGGAAAAGGCTCTAAGCAGAAACAACTTGATAAAGTTTTACGGTTTCCAGCGTATTCTCTACTTAAAAAAGCTAGGTTAGAAAATATGTCTGATAGAACGATCTGGACAGTAGGAGGTAGGGCAAGAGCTCAAAAAGAATCTTTTAATGAAGATTTAAGATCTAGATTTTTAATTGTCCCAGATGCTATATCAAAAATTGTTGGTTTAGCAGGTGTCAGTGAATTTTATAAAGGAATTATTGAAATTAATAAGAATTATTCAGGTAATGAGATTTTAACAGGTATTGATTTTATGAACTCAAAGTTTAAGTATTTTGAAAATGAGTTACGTAAATTTGATCATGTTATTGAATGTGATCTTAAAAGATTTGATCAACATGCTGGGCGTGAGGTTATGAAAGCAGCCTGGGCTATTTTAAGGTCTTGTTATCCAGATAATCCAGAAATGGATAATTTATTTAATTATTACGCGTCTGGCTTTATAAATAAAAATATTGTAATTCCGGGTGGTCTTCTCTATAGAGTTAAAAAAAGTATCGCTACTGGTTCTCCTTTTACTACAGTGATCGGTTCTTTAGTTAATTGGATTAATTGGACCCTCGCTCTAGAGGAAATGGGGATTGATGGAAAGCTTTATAAATTAATGGTATATGGGGATGATACTTTAATTTGCTTTAACCATTATTTCTTATATGATGAGAATTATATAAAAAATACAGTAGAATCAGTTGTAGGTCATGTCGTCGACCCAATTCATTTTAGGAAAGTGAAAGCTAATTACTTATGCGAAAAGAGACCTACTTTTTTAAAAACTTT